GGCTGTTGGAACGGCTGGATTCTTTGAGATACGAGCAACGCATCCACATGAACACCGTCACAATCAACTTGGTGAAATGCAAACGCCCAGCGTCGTTGCTGTTGGATGACATGGATTATGAGATTGAACACGGAACAGGCAGGCTGATTCCGCTCACGAACCACAACCTGCCGTCCTATGTACATAATCAACCCACCGCCCCCGAACAGTTGGAGTTGGCTGTCATGGAGGACTGGTGATACACCAACAAATCACTGGCATGTTCACCTCGCTGTTTCGTGGTCGTGGCGATGTGTACGGGCACGAAGAGGGCAGATGCGTCAAGGAACCCTTGACGCATGAGGTGTTTCAACAACACTTGGACGGCGTTCGGGCTGTCGGCGTGTATCCGATGGTGCCCATAAACGACATTTATCATGTCGCATGGGGATGCTCCGACATTGACATAGACGATTTGGCTGGTGCACGAAAAATCCAGTCAGCCCTACGGGCAGTGGATGTTGTTTCGTTCGTGGAGCGTTCACGCTCCAAGGGCTACCATGTTTGGGTGTTCGCCGAGAATGTCGTCCCAGCGTCCGACATGCGCAGGATGCTGTTGTGCGCCCACCAAGTAGCCGAATATCCCGCACGGGAAGTGAACCCGAAACAAGAAACACTCGGCAGGGGGCAATACGGCAACTATGTGCGTTTGCCGTATTTCAACGCCGAGGACATGTCCACGCCCCACAGGCGCATATTGGACGACGACAACAAACCGATGCACCTGAACGAGTTTGTCTCTTCTGCGCTGGTGTCACGCACACGACGGGAACTGATTGCCGACTTGGCGAAACTGTGGAAAGAACCCGTGACACCGCCCGCCGTCATTGACATGTCGCAAACCGTCGGCGTCAAAGAAGCCCTGATGCAACTCAGCCCGCTGGGCAAGGTGATATGGCGTGACGGACCGTTGCCCACCAAAGACCGCTCCACGACCTTAGCGAGGCTGGGGCACGAGTGCGTCAGGTCGTGCATGTCGCCCAGCGAAACCAAAATTGTTTTGCTGGACGCCGACAGGCGTTGGGGCAAATATCATTTGCGCCCGAACGGCGAACTTGAAATAGACAAACTGGTGGTCCGAGTTTTTTCGTGAAAAAACCGTTCGACCAATCCCTGTACGACGCCGACGACCCAGCGAAACAACTCGTATTGGACTGGTTGAAAAACTTGGGATTCGACGGGTACATAAACCCCGACGAATATGGCATAGACATAATCGGGACATTTGAAGGCGACAAAACCGTGTTTTTCGCCGCCGAGGTCGAGGTCAAACATAATTGGGTCGCCGAACAGTTCCCTTTTGACACGGTGCATTTTGCCGCCAGAAAACTCAAGTTTCTGGACCGCCACCCCAATGTGTGTTTCATGATGTTGAACCACCCAAGAACACGCATCCTAATAGTGGGGAAACAATATCTACAATCCGCTATAGTGATTTCCAAGGACACCATTTACACCACCGATGAACAATTTATTGAAGTACCTCTTGCCTGCTGTTCAATAGAAAATTTAGAAAGCAAGCAAGATGACAACGGAACGAAACGCAGAATCTTTTAGCAACGAATCAATCTCGATTTTCGTCCCCGCAAAACCCGTCCCGAAGGGACGACCCCGCATGACCCGCCGTGGTCGTGTGTTCACACCGCAACGAACATTGGAAGCCGAGGCGCTCGTGCGTGCGGCGTGGGGCGACCGCCCCAAATTCGACGGTCCCGTGTCCCTCGTGTTGAACTTTGCGCCCGACGGCACATTGATTGTGGTGTGCCCGTATTATGGCAGCGAATCTCGGCTGCGGGGCGACATAGACAATTACATCAAGACCATAATGGACGGGCTGAACGGTGCGGCTTGGGGCGACGACAGACAGGTGTTGCATGTGACGGCGGAAAAACAATGAAAGTTAAATGTCTTAACTGTGATTATAGTTTTAGCGCCGACCCCCAAAAAACAGTCGGTTGCTTGTGCGACAGCGATGCTCCGACATGGTTGGGTTTGACACCAGATAACAAGTTGATGACCATGAGTTATGCCAAATATGAAATAGAAGAAAACTGATATGAAGCGTGTAATGGTTTGGATGTGGGAACACAGCGTTGAATCCATTGACCCGAAAACGGGCAAAAAAATCTATGTCACGATGCTCAGCGAAACGCCCGTCGAGGGCGGTAAACGCAGGCGTGTAGCCAATTATAGGGAAAAACAACACCGCCGTAAACCCGATGAAATATGAACCGACCGCACGACAGGGAGCCTCGCTGTACGAAGTCCTCATGCAACCGTTTTTGTACGATGACCCGCACCCGCCGACGGACTGGAATTTGATTGACCTCGTACAGGAGGCGTTTGATACACTTGGGGATGCGGATAAACAAATTTTGAACGAAATTTTTTTTCAACAAAATACCTATGAAACGGCGAAAACCAACATAGGAATCAAGGCGAAATCCCATGCGTGGCGCAAGGCACGCAAGGCGTTGAACAATTTGAAATCTGTTTTATTGGAGAACGAAACATTCAGGAGCAAATATGCCAGCACCCTTACCGACCACATGGGATGAAGCCTCGTTGCAGGCGTTGGAATACATAATCAACATTGTTTCTACGGTCAAATACGAGGAACCCGCTTGGAAAAAATACAACGCCATATTGGACAGTCTTGCCAGTTTTGTTACTTGGCATGAAGCCGCCAGCGAATGGCAGGCGGTTTCCGTGATGGTTGATGCGGGGTGCATGGCTATGCACTCGTTGGTGCCCTTGACCTTGGGCGTGGACAAAACGGAGATGCACAAAATGTTGTGCCGCAAACAGCACGATTACGGGCATGGCAACATCAGCAAGTTCGGTTTGGTTGGGGTGGCTGTCCGCATGTGCGACAAAATTGCACGGGCGGAAAACATGTCCAGCAAAAACGGCGTGTCCGCCCAAATTACCGAACCCCTGAAGGACGCATACGAGGACATAATCGGCTACGCCGTCATAGCCGTCATGCTGTACAGGGGGACATTCATGTTGTCGTTGGATTCGTCGGACTCAGCCAAACAAAAATACATGCCGTTAAAATTGGATTTTGATGTATGAACGAGGAACCAGTCAGCATGTACGGCATGAATCCGCTCGGCAAAAAAATAAACATCGGTGGAACAGAATTGCGCATAGATGACGAGTTCGTGGCGGCGACGCTTCTTGCAATCGTCGCCGTATTGAACACGACAAACCAAGGGATAGACGAACAAATTTCTTTAGTGGGACAAAAAATTTATGACGAAATCATTAAAACCAACTAACTTGGATTTGTTTGAACAAATGACGAAACATTTGATAGCCGAATCCCAAAAACTCGGGTTGCCGAACGCACGCATCCGTGACCTGCAAGAAATCAAGGTCGTAATCAGGGCGATACGCAAAGCAAGAGAAAAAACATAATGGACCCCAAAGAATTTGACCCAGACGACATGGAAGAAATGTCCATCAAGTTTGCAAAAATCATGTCGGACAGCGACAAGGGGTACACGATGGAATTTTCCATCAGCCGACTTCAAGCGAAAGAACTGATGTCCATGTGGACGAAAGCGTGTTTGGGCGACGCTACATCAACGGCACAATGCTTGATTGAATACGGAAAAATAATGATGGAACTGGATTACGCCCTAACTTACGACGAGCGGGATTAGTCCTCTTCGCTGTCGTCGGGTTTGTCCCCGCATGCGGGATGTTGCGGCAACGGCTTTTGCCGTTCCGTGCATGAACACAATTTTGCTTTGAACATCAATTTTCTCTGGGAATAAGTTGTCGGTCAATCATCTCTTTGACGAAATCTCCTAAAGTGAACTGACGGTTAATAAACTCGCTGCGAACATCGCTGTCTTTAATGATTGTAATGGGGAAACCCAACTCGTTCAACCATGACTGACCCGTGCGGGTTTCGTAACTTTCCTTGCCACCCAAACGCCCGCCAGACAGTCGTTGCAATCTGGCAACCAACGGAATGGCGTTGCCCAACGCATATTGGGTAAAACCCGAAATGGTTTTATTGCCCTCTTTGTCGTAAATAGGTTTGAACCCTATTGCCTCCAAAGCGTTCACGACCGCCAACTCGGGACCACGGGCGGGCACACGCTCCTTGAACGGACCGACATCAATGCCTAATTGTCTGCCTTCCTTCAACTCGGCAGGCAATTTTATGAACGGATAAGTCTGACCAAGCAATCTATACGGGTCAAGGATGTTCCTTAAACCTTCGGTCAATCTTTGTTGGGGCATGTCAGCCCTGATGGTGTAGTAGCCTTTGCCCAAAAACGGAATATCGCCCTGACCGATGCCCAGCGGTTCGTAACCAATTTGCCATTCGGGGATAATTTGGTCGTCGTCAATAGGCAAGGCTTGTTGCACCTTTTCGTAAATGTTGTATGCGTTCGGACGCATAAACTGGTTTGTTATCTGATTCGGGATGTTTCGTGTCGCCCAAATCCAAAACGGCACAAATTGCAACGCAGTCTCATCCAATTTGGACAGGTCGGTGTAATCAAAATGGTAACGAGTTACCCGTGCAACTGCGTCATCATAGGTGCCACCTTTCAATATGGTGTCCAAAGCCATCGGGAATCGCACCGCCGCTTCGACACGGGTGTTTGCACGACGGACACCCCTAGTGTATGAGTTTGTTGAAAAACCTTGTTTGCGAATAAACTCGGCTGCGTTCTCGGCAACGGGTTGCATCCGTGTGCCGAAACTAGAAGAATCCAACCCAGTTTTGTTCAATATGTTGATTACACGCTCACCGAGCGTGCCAGCCAAAACGGGTTCACGCAAATCCGTAAACGACCCCTGCAAACCCGTCGCAATCGCCGCCTTGAGCGCCTCGTCGTATTGTTCCCGCAACACGGGGTCCACGATGCCCAATTCATCCAACCATTTCGCTGGACCATATTTGTTCAATGCGTTCATGGCACGAACACCGTTTACGGCGGTTGTGCCATCCACGCCACCAACAAAATTCATAAACATGGACGAATACGAGTTGCGAACAACAAAACCAACGCTCGTCACCGCATAGGTTTTGAACAAGTCTCTGCTCGCCGACAAAAATCGTGTAAGAATACTGGCGTTTGCTTTGCTAAGCATTTTTTGCAAATTGGGTTTCCATGTGGACAGCAACTGTTCTGGCGCCTGAACACCCAAAGCCATAATCGCCTCCCAGCCCTCCAAGGTGCGTGCTTCAATCGGTGCCATAATCGCACCAAATCTGCCGCTGCGTGCGATATCCAAAAGTTCCTTGCTGGCGACAACCGCATCCTCCGCTTGCGCCAAACCAATTTCGCCGACATGTAACAACTGTGTTACACGCTCATACGCCGCTTTAACGGTTTGGTCTTTAATGTATTTGGTTGATTCCACGCTGCGTTGCACGCTGCGCACCCACTCACGGGCAGCGACGCCCGCCTCGCCTCGTGCTGGCATGTCCAACATCGCTTGCCCCGTGGCGGCGAGTTCGTTGCGCAAAGCGTTGCCCGTGCCGTTACTCCACTGTTTTAATGTTTTGCCCTGTTCAAACAAAACCTGCAAACGGTCTTGATATTTTAGTAGTTGTCTTTCTGCCCCTACGATTGTTTGCGCTTTTGTACCAGAAGTTCCCATACCTGTTCCGAGAACGCCCTGATTTCCTGTGGGGACATTTCCGCCAACGGTTTGGGGGGTTGTACCAGTTCCACGAACTCCTGTTGTTTTTTCTCTACCACCAGTTCCTCCTGTCGGTATTTCTTGTTTATTTTTAACATCCCAAATAGCCTGCTGGTTTCTTTCACGACCAGCCCTGATTGCTTCGTCTTGTTTCAGTATATTATCAACAACATCCAAAACAACTTCATCATTTTTTTTGTCATGCCAAATACCAAGATAATTTTTGCCACCCAACTGTTCTTTTTTGCTGTTGAAATATGATTCCAATATGTTTACACCAGTTGATTTTTCAAAGAAATCTGATGCGGGGACAATGCTGCTAAATTCTTTTCGTGCAACCATAAACCCAGCCGTAGGTTCCTTGCCCGTCAGCATGCGCACGGACAAACCTTCGTTTGCGGCGACCTTTTCTATAATGGATTCCAATTCTCTCCGTTTTGGAACTGGAATTGTTGGCGCTGGCAACCGCACCCCAGAAACAGCCTGAGCAATAGAGCGCTCCAAGTTTGCCCGCAGTTTTGCTTCTTGTTTGGTCGCCGCCTCCAACGCCTTGGTGATGCCAGCACGGTCCAACACGACCTTTTGCCCGCCGATTGTGACTGTTTGTTTTCTGCCCTCGATTTCCGTCACCCTTGTCCTTGCCGAGGCAACCAGTTGTCGTCGCCCTGTTTTTTGTGCCGTCAAAAACCCCTGCTGGGCGGTCAGTTCGTTGATGCGTGCGTTGATGGCGCTGCGGGCTACATCAACCTCTTGGCGTGCGCCAGCAGCCGCAGCCAAACGACCCGCAGCCGCCTCGGATGCGGTCGTATAATCGGAACGCAATATGGAACCCAACACGGGGTTGTCGGCACCCTGAACAGGTGCCGTAGGCGCATTGGACGGCGTAACCATATAGTTCTGCGGTTTGACAATGACAATTGCGGTTTCTTCAGCCGTGTCGTCAAACAGTGTTGCGGGCAGCAACAACCCATCCATTTTTCTTTCTAGGTCGGCAGCCAAAGCCACATCGCCCAAAGCAGAATCTATAATCATTCTGCCAGTTTGTTCGGCGGCGGGGTCGCCCGACATGTGCGCAATGCCAACCATGTTGGCAACAAAATCGTCGTAAATATTTTTGACCACATCGGGGTCGCCGCCAGCAGGCATCGCACGATTGATGTTGTCTAATATGTCGTCAATCAAATTCACCAAATCTGGGTAGCCACGCTCGATTTCTGGGTCCAGCGGCAAACCTTGTTTCAAATCAAAATAGGTTTTGATGAACACCCTGTCGGCATCTAAACCAGCGTCTTGTAATTGTGTGTCAATGCTTTTGACAAAATTGTCGGAACCAAAAATTTCTCGAACACCCTCCGATGTCCGTGAATCAACAACCTTGTTGTCGGGAAAGGCGTGGACACCGACGGTATCTGACGCCCCGCTGAACACGGTTGGTTCGCTATGAAGAAGTTGAAACGGGGCGTCGGGGGAGTTCAAATCGGTCATGCTGGTATAAAGAAAACCGTTATCAGGCGCATAGGTTTGTGCGGAACGCACTTCGCCCATAATGCGATAGCCGTTCAACAAATCTTTGTAGTAGCCCTCTTGCTGTATCAATGCGGCATATTCGGGGCTGTTCGGGTCCACCAAATCCAATTGTGTGTTGATTTGGCGCAACTCGGAGGCTACCGCCCGTGCTTCACGGGAAGCGGGGGCGCCCCGTGCAGCCATGATGCGGTCAGCCAAAATGTTTATGTCGTCGGGGATTCGTCTGGCGTTCGGGAACATCGCCATATATGTTTGCTGCAAGGTCGTGCGCACCTCGTACAGTCCGCCGTCGCCGATAACGAGCGCTTGACGCAATTCTTTTATTTCCGCCAACAAGACCGAGTGAACCGCATCAAAATTTTCCCGCATAGCAATTTCTATGTTTGCAGCCTGAAGTTTTGCCCGACCCAAATCCAGTTCCAACTGTTGCAATTTTGCGACAGTTGTTTTGATTTCACGCTCGGTGAGTTTGCGTTGTTTCAAATTTTCTTTCACCAAATCATCGGCATATTTGATGCCCCGACTTACGATTTCTCCCAATTTTTGTCTTTGGTCGGCTGCTTTTCCACGCAACGAATTGCGGACGGCGACCAAACCTTTGTGCGACGCAATCAACTCTTTGACCAGCGCCTTGTTTGGTATTTCCTTGTCCAACAATTTTTGTGCGGCGTCGTCACCATACGCCATCAGGCGTCTGGTGAACACCTCACGGCTTTTTTGTTTAGCCAAAGAATATGCGTATGAATCGGCGATGTTGCCGATATCGGTTTCAAAAAAGTTTATGTCGGTGTTAGAAACCTCTTTGAAAATTTTGTTGATTTCGTCAATGCCGCCTTTTTGCAATATGCGACCCATGAACTCTTCGCCAGCCTTTAGGCTGCGATGTTTTAACGGTGCACCAACGGTAACAATTTCCTGATAACTAAGATTATTTGTGTTAAAAACAATATTTTTGTTGGTTTTTACATCAACAAATGTTATTTCTCCTTCGCCAAAAGCATTGACGGAACGCAACCAGTTTTTTGCTTTCTTGCTAATTGTGTGGTGTACATAGTTGTCAATAAAACTAAAATCAGGAATATCGGTACCAAAATCAACGCCGAACCGTTTATATTGTTGTTCAACCGCTTTGTAGGCGTCATTTTGCCAAGCCTTGTAGCGTTTAATCAACGCATCCTCAATGGCTGTTCTGGGCAGGTCGGGGTCCTCGATAAGGCTAATTAGTTTGCTGGCAACACCAGCCTCACGGGCTTCATCAACAATCGTTTTGACACCATCTTTGAACGCAGAATACGAAAAACCTGTTTCCCCCTTGGCGGCATTGGCGGCAGACCATCCAGCCAAACCACGGATAACACCAGCGTTGCTGAGGACATATTCGCCGCCCGCCTTGCGCCCAGCAGCGGCAACCACCTTTCTGCTTGCTGGAGTGAATATTTGCGGCAACACATCAATGCCCTTGGCACGCAACGGCGCCGACACAGCCCAACGGCTGATGTCCCCGATTTGTGCACGAGTTAAAGCCCAACCTTTGCCGATTACATCGGCGACGGGTTCGGTCCACTGTGCGGGTTTGCCAGCCAACCGCAAACCAGTATTGATGCCCTCAGCCAAACGAATTTCCCTAGGGATAGCCCACATACCTATGCGGGCAATCTCGTTAGCCTTGCCGACAAGTTGCGGATATTTTTCCAACATTTCAAGGGTTTGAAACTTAGCCGCCAATGCCGTGCGCCCAGCCTTGCCGACATATTTAACTTCGCCAACACCCGTCACATAGTTGATTGGTTTGGTGATTTCTTCGGCAATAATGTTTTGGACATTGCCGAGGAATTTGTTGCGTTCTCTGTTCTGTTTTGCGATAATCGTTGTCTTGATGCCCCAATCGGGGTCTTTGGCTTGATTTACCAAATCACGCAAATTAAATTCAACTCTGTCCCCGCCGAGGTCGGAGCGTTGCAACAACTGTTCTTTTTTGTTGCCCATGCTCAAAATATCGGCAGCAGTTTGTTGCAGCGGCAACAAAACGCCACCAACGCCCTTGGCTGTTTCACGCAACACAGGATTTTTTATGCCAAGTTGCAAATCGGACAACTCTTTGGTTATTGACTGTTGAATACGGTTGATTGGGTTCAAAATTGCGCCAACAGAAGTAATCAAAGCCTGACCTTGAGACTGCAAAGAATAGTCGCCACCAGCGGTGACAACCGCCCTGTAATTTGACCTGAAAGGCGACAAAACTTTGGAAATGGCTACATCCTGTAATTTTTTCAAAAAAGACGGTGTTGGACCGCCAGTAGAAATTTGTCGTTTTTCACCAGTCCCAATGCGGTCAGCCTCCGCAATCAACTCCTGTTTCTGTTTAGGCGTCAAATAAGGGGAATTGTAAATTCTTTTTTGGGTTGTCCGAACCCCCTTGTAAAGTTTTTGTTCCTCTTCGGTGGTGGTTGTTTTGGGTTTTCTGCTGGTAATTAACGGTGGTGGTTGTTTTGGGTTGCTTGTTTTGGCGGCGCCTTCCTTCAACTGTTGAAGGTAGTCATCTAGTTTTGGTGGCGTCGGCGGTGTTTTACCGCTTTTACGAAAAGCAGTTACTGGGTTCGGTGTAATCGCCATCAATTATGCCCAGTTTGTTCCCATAATGGGATTATGAAACCTAAAACTCTGGACGCCTTGCTGCTCGTGCGGCAGCAATTGCCGCTTCTCGTTCACGCTTTTTGCGTTCCTCTTCGGCGGCAGCCGCAGCAATCACACTGGGGTCCACGGGAGGGGCGGGTAGCGTAACGGCAACATCCGCAGGGGGCGGAGCCACAGGGGTTTCCCCATATGCCGCTGCTTCAGCCCGAGCCTGAGCAGCCCTAGCCTCGGCGTCCTGTTGTGCTTGCAGGCGCTGCATAGCCAACTGGTTAGCCAAATCCGAATATCTGGCATTGATTTGGTTTTGATACATTGTTTGACCCTGAGCCAACTGCTGACGACCAGCAGCAGCAGCACCCACCCCAGCATTACGCAAAGCAGCCATATAGTTTTGTGCACCAACATTCAACTGATTGGCGGTGTTGCGTGCCAACTGTGCATACTGTGCGGCTAAAGCCGCATCCATAGCCGACTGACCAGTAACACCAGCCGTGCTGGCACCCTCGGCACCCAAAGCACCCATCAACGGATTTACAGGCTGGGTCGTGGACAAATCCACCAACGGAACATTAGAGTAAGCCGTAGGCGTAACCAGCGAGGACAAAAACTGGTTTTCGGCACCACTAATCTGACCCCGACCAGCAGACACCGCCTGCAACAAAGCATCCAAATCCGCTTGTCGGCGTGACGGCAAATCCTCCAGTTGGGCACCATACAACGCATCGGTTTGCGCACCTTGACCAGCGTAAATGTCGGCAACCTTGCTGTAGGCGGCAAACTTGCGTTGCCGTTCGGCAATCGCATCCGCTTTTTCCTGTGCTGACGCCTCACGGTCATCTATCACTGCTTGTGCTTCACGGGCAGCCTTATCGTACTCGGCTTGAATCTTCAATCGTGCAAGTTCGTTAGCCAAACGCTCAGCCTCCGTCAAACCACCACGAGAACCACCACCACCAGTTTTGTTGTTTTTGGGACCAAATTTTTCTTCCGATTTTTCTTTTGCTATAAAAAAATCTGCTTGTTCTTTGGCACGCTTGCTTGCTGCTTCTAGAGCACGCTTTTTAGCCGCAGCGTCAATAGCCGTACTGGTGATTCGACCACCAACACCCGTAATGTCTTTGCCCGTTGAATCCACCCCATAAGCCCGAGCGATAGCAGAAAGACGGTCAGCCTCGGATTGTTTCTTTTTTTTGTTTTTGTCTTTGTCTTTTGACACAATAATCTCCTATGTGTTCCTAGTAGGAGGCGTACTGCTGCAAACCAGCAGCCGTAGCCATAATTTGTTGAGCCTTCTGCAAACGCAACTCCGCAATATAATCCTCAAGTTCAGCCTGCGAATCAGCCTCCTGCATCGCAATATTGTTCAAATCATCCTGAATGTTTTGTGTCTCGGCACCCAAATCCCGTTGGAATTTTTCCGCATACCTGCTGAGACTCGAACGACGGATGCCCGATTTGATGTTCGGACCACCCAAACCACGCCGACCGAAACTGGAAACCAACGGCTGATAACCCTCGGAATAGACACGGCTGATGTCCGCCAGACGCCGTGCACCACGCTTCTGTCCCTGAAACGCCGCAGCCTGATTGGCGAGACTGGCACGCTGACGGCGGCGCAAAGCGCTCGCCTCACGCAACCCGTAATCGCCATAATAGTCCATCATGCTCATAATCAACTAGTCCTGTTTTAGTTTTTCCAATCTGGCGTTCAACTCGTTCAACTGTTTGGCAATGTCAATGAAAATTTGGCGCAACACATCTGCGTCGTCACCCTCCAAAACATTGATAAAAGGAATATTGTAATTTTCAGCCATCAGCCAAACACCTGCGAACCCAACACCAACTGGTCGCTGTCGCCCGTAACGCCGCTGGTGCCGTTTGCGGCGGAAGTGATGCGCCCCTTGGAATCAACCGTAATGTTCGCCGTCGTATAGGACCCAGCCGTGACACCCGTGGCGGACAACGAACCGCTGGTGATGGCGTCGGCGTCAATGTTCGTGCCAGCCGCCAAAGCCTCACAAAAAGTTTTGACATTGGAAAAATTGTTATTGACCTCCGCCGCAACCGCAGTCGTGCCATTAACAAAAGTGTAAGGAATAGTAAGTGTAGCCATTAGCCTTTAACCCTTCGTGCCTGAAATTTGTAACCGATACTGTTGATACCCCATTTTTTGCCAAGTTCGCCAATGAACTCAAGTTGGACGCATCTGGCAAGACCCAAATTGGAGCCGCTGACAATCACGGCGCTGGCGGCGCCAGCACCCCAAACATCGGTGCCCCAAACGCCGCTGCCCCACACCAGCGCCGTGGTATCGGGTGTCAAGGTCAGGTTAAAAGTTCTGCGCTGGTTCCCCTCCGCTTCGTCAAAATTGTGGTAAACATCAACGGTGATTGTCGTGGTGGCGTTCGGTTCCTTCAAAACAAACTCGGGTCGGCGAAACATTTTTTTCTGGGCGTAAGACCCAGCATCAAACCATTTCGTCCGATAGTAGGTGGTGAAATTGGAAGCGGTGCCGTCCAAATTGTCCTGTTCCTCTTCGTAGTTGTCCACGGAAACAACCCGCCCTATGTTCGCATGGCAAAACAAGCCGAACGCCGTGCCGCTGGCGTTTTCCCAATTGATGCCGCCGACCAGCCCGAACGAATCCGACGACTGGAACATCGTGTATGTGCCAGCGACATTGATTGACGGGTCGTAAACAAAATTGACCGTCGCCTTGGTGGCGGCGGTACCAGTCGTGGAATACGGCACCGCAAACCATGCACGGTTTTTGACCCAAGAAACATCAACTGGTTTCGTCGTCACATCCAAATAATTCAAATCTATGATTGGTTGCAACTGGTTGAAAATGTTTTTGATATTGGAGCCGTTGTAGTAATGGAATCCTTCTGGGTACGAAAAAAAATATACCCCCACATCGGATTGTGCCGCACTGCGGGGCGTGTCAATCCCCAGACGGTTGGACAATTCAACGATTGTGAAACTGTCGGAATCGTAGCCGAACACCACAAAAATAGCCTTGGGTTTGAATATGACCAGTTGCCCAGCGACGACGACCAAACCCGTGATTTCTTTCCCGCCACCCTCGACATCCAAATAGTCGTCAGTCATCCAATCTTCGGGCAAAGAATCGTGCGACCAGCGCACACGATTCGGATAAGACACGCCATTTTCTATCGTGTTGGCGGCGAACATCTTGTTGGCGTGGACAGCCAGCAACTTTGCGCACGGCATGAACCCGCCCGTGGGCGAGGCGTATGGTTGAAAAGTTGGACCGCTGGCGGTCAAAGCCGACGCAAATGCGTTCGTTGTCTGCCATTTGTAGCCGCCGTTGCCGCTGGTGCCAGTGGAAATATACAAAGTCGTGCCCCACTGGGCGAAACCCGCACCAAAGTTTGAACCCACGGAAATATCGTTTCCCGCCGAAAATTGCAAAACCGTGAAATTGCCGCCAGTGGAGTGCAACACTTTGGTGCCGTTGGACAACATAATTCTTGGGGTGTCGCCGTCGAAACGGAACAACCTGTGCGGCGTCCAACTGGATATGACCGTGCTGTTAATAGCCGTGTAGCCACCACGAGAAAACACCCCGCCCCTCGGGTCCACATCAACATTCAGCATTCTCGGCGACTCGTTTTCAGCCAATTGAAACTGGTCCGCACGCAAATTCAGCCCGCCAGTAAAATCCTGTTGTTCAAAAATACTGATGGTCATTAGTCCCCGAGCGTTCTGCCAAGTTGCTGCATCCAACCCTTGAAGGTCGGTCTGCCTCTGGTTTGTCCGTGCGACAACACCAAATGGGCGTGGCTGACAGGTTTAATTTCGGCGTTGCGTGCCAACGCAACCCCCTCATCGAAAGCACGCTTATATTCAGCCGACATACCCGAATCCTCAAGACGCTGATAAATGCGGCTGCACGCATAATAAACCAAAGGCAAATGCAAATTCTTGGACGCATCAACATTGCCCAGTGTCGTAATCCAATCGGTCGGTTCCCGATAACCTCGGCAGGTCAAAGTGCGAACATTGTTTGGTTTCGGATACAAATGGATTTGACCGTCCCAAGTCGCATAAAACAGCGGGTTGCCCGAAATGTCGTAACTACCGACATAGGTTTGTTCAGCCATGTCGTAACCAATCATGTCCAAACGGTTGCCGACAGCCGTATTGTCCACAACGGAAATAACTTCACGAATAGGGTCAGCCGTAAAATCTGCAATCGTATAAGGACGCTGGTTCGTGACCGTGTTGAAAGTGAAAGTTTCTTCCAAAAACTTCCAACGCTTCTCAAGGTCCAATATGCGATAATAGCCGTCACGAATATACATATTCAACAAACTGTCCGACAGGTCGGAGGTGTCCAAATCCGTGATGTCACGGACAAATCCACGAAGCGTGGCGGCGGTCTGGGCTACATAAGCCATTATGAACCCTTCTTGGTTTTCCCAGCCTTACGATTATGCCCTACGCAAAACTGTGAACCCTTGGTGGCAAAACCCTCACAGGTGTCCTCGTTGGCGGCACACTTGCCCTCACGACCCAAATACGGGGCGCTGGGAGGCGCCAAACGGGCGCCCTCCGTGTGCGCCAGACGGTATCCATCAACTTTGGCTCCATAATAGGATTGAAACGGCACTGCTTGGGGTTTGGCGTTTGTAGTCATCACAAATGCCATATCTGTTCCCAAATAAGGGTTTTATTCGCCGCCCAATATCATGCTCAACAAACGCAACTGTTTGATGGTTTCGGTTCCAGATTTGACAGTTTTATAGGTTTTGCCGCCCAATTTGGCAATCTTGCCCATAGGCAAAAAATTCAAACCAGAGTAACCAAGCCCAGCGGCAATTTGTTTTTTAGACATTTTTTTTCCTCGGTTCAAATCAAAAAGCAAAGTACCCAAACCACCCGTAGCAAACAGGTCGGCAGTCTTGGCGACGGAACCAATTTTTTGAGGAATTTTTTTTGTCAAAGCAGCATTGACCGACGACCCGTAGGCGCTGCGGGCACCAGCCTGTGCTTTGCCAGAAACACGACCATAATATTCCATTAGGTCATCTATGTCAAAACCACCCCTAGGCTTTTTAGCCACGATGGTTACTTCTTTTTGTTGTTTTTATTGCGCATCTCGGCACGCTTCCGCTGACGCTTCGCAATGTTCTCGGGCGAATTTCTGCCACCCTTAGCCTTGTATGCTTCTTTGCGTTCAGCACGCCCAGCAGCCTCGGCAATCTGCTGACTCTCGGACTTCTTCGTTTCACGCTGAACCTTCTTGGGCAAATTCTTTTTTAGCCCTCGGTCGGCGCCTTTGGCGTCACGAATTTGTTTTTTCGTAACGGGACGATTCCGCATTTCTCGTATAGCAAACAAACCAGAGTCCCCTTCGGCGATGCGTTTGTTCACCTGTTCGGCTTTGAGCGCATTGTCATATTCCTTAAACAGTTGTTTGGTGCCCTTAGAACGCATTTCGGGTGTCAATCGTTCGGCACGCTTGGCGGCACGCTGGGCAGCCGTGGGGCGTGACGCCCTGAATCGTGCCGTTCTGGCTGCTTTGGCGGCATCATCAGCCTTCTTGACCGCCTTGCCGATGCTTCTCTTTTTTTTACCTGCGGCACGAATGGCGTTGCGAACAATGTCATCCAACGGAATTTTGATGTTGGGTTTCTTTTTACTAGCCATTACCTTTTCCCCTTACCTCTGGCAGTCTGTGCCGCTTTACGACCTTTAGCCATTAGCGATATATTCGTCTAGCGGCTTTTGCCGCCTCACGAACAGTTCGTGGCTTAGCATAACTTTTGCGCCCAATCTTGCGACCCTGCTCCATCATTACCGCAGTCGTCTTAGCATTGGCAACACTAAAGGCTTTGGATTTGTTTTTCTTTTGGGCTTTTACTTGGTCTTTTATATAGCCAGAAACACGCTTACGCAACATTTTATCTTCTAACTTGTCCGCAGCAGACATAATCCGATACGACCTTTTAGAAGTGCCAACCATCGCCTTATTGGCAATTTTGCGGGCACCTTTTTGGATTATCGGACGAACAACATCGTCAATGATTCCCGCTGGACGACCCACACCATCAAACGCCTTGCGAGGTTTACTTGCCATAATATTTCTTAGCCATTTTTTCTGTTTTAGCCATTTCACGGCGCTTGGTTTTGCTACGAGCAATTTGTTGTTGAACCTTAGGGGACATAACCTTTTTGGCTGGTTTATTAACCAGCACAGGTGAACCGCTTTTTATGGCTCTGTTCACAACAGCAGTTAGCAGGTTTTGCAAATCGTCACCTTTTCCCGCTGGACGACCGATGCCGTCAAAAGCCTTTTTGGGTTTATTGGACATCAACGCTCCCAACAGGGCTGGGTGGGGGCTTTTGTCCCCCACCCTCCCGTTGTTTTACTTGCGGTACACCTTGATGCTGCTGTCCGACTGGACCACACCAACAAAGGTGGCAGATGTTGCGGCAGGAACCGACGCAGAACCCGAAATTGTCACATTGGTGCCACCAGCAAGCGTAATCGCATGCGTAGCAGCAGCCAGATTGACAATCGTGAACTCAAACGAAGTTCCAGTTGATTCATCCGTCAAGGCGGCAACAATCAACGCCGCCGTAGCGGTCGTCAAAATGCGTGTTGCCGTCGGTGTTTGTGTGAAGAGTTTGCTCTCCAACAATTGGGCAGCCGTAAGGGTTGTCGGGGCGTCAGCAACGCTGACCTCAACAATCTTTTCACTTGCCGTGATGTAATTTTCAAGGCGCTTGCGTGTCACCGCACCGCTTGTGTCGTTACCTAATAGTGGCATTGTTTTTCTCCTTGGTTGTTAATTCGATTAGGCGGTTTTTGCCGTGAGTTTGCCCTGCTTCTTGCGGTTACGGCAGGTCAAATTGCCGTAGCACATAATCAGCGCATACCTAGCGTCCAAATCCTCTGGACGAACAAACTCTGTTTGCTGGAACCACTTAGCCGAGTGACCGACAAGCGTGAGATACTTCGTGTTCAAAAAGAACATGACACCCGCTGTGCACGACACATCGTACATCACGGGGGCAGCCTTGAACAGCAGGTTCTGGAAACCCGAATCCGCCGTCTTGGTGTCCGTGTAACGAAGTTGCGGCTGCAACAAAGCCTCGTACTTTTCGTACAGGGTCTGGGTTGTCAAAACCACATCTGGGTGGTCGTTGCCGACCGACACGGTGTTGTAGGCGGTTGCCATCTGAGCAAGAGTCAAAGCGGTTGCTGTGTTCTCCTCGTATGAAGCCCAAAACGAGTTGCCCGCACCCGCTGGGTCAATACCACCCAACGAACCAGTCGCCTCGACAATGTTGCCCAAACCGTTCCAGTTTTTGTTGCTGTTGCCAGTTCCGTCACCATAGAACATGGTGTTGAAACCCTCTTGAATTGACTCTTCAGCCTGCATGATTTTGGCTTCCAACAGGTTGATGATTTCCTGTTCGCCGTTGTTCTTGGCTTCCTCGATGCCGCTGATTGAAATGGAACCAGCGTACTGTTTCCACTCGTACTCGGCAGCCGAAATGCCAGTCTGCGGGGTCAAAGAAATCGAGTCATAACCCGAGTATGAACCAATCGTGTCATTGGTTGCATAGACGAGCGGTTCCACAATCTTTGTGCCACCGTTCAGCATGCGGATGCGACCGTTCTCATTCAACATGTAGGTCAGCGGACGAGCCGTGAAAATGTTGTCTGTGAGTTGGTCACGGTAATTTGCGAGCGTTGTGCTTAACAACGCATCAAAATTGCTGTTACCAGCCATTATAGTTTCTCCTCAAAATAGTTGTTGATAATTACAGTTCTGCGCCAAGTTGCCGTTTGGCGGCAGCCCAAGCATCACGAATATTGGTAATAGGCTCAACAGATTCGTTCGTGGTACTGGCAGGATTGGACCCGCCAGAGACAACGGCAGCCTGACGCTTGGCTTCAACAACCGACTTCTCGGTTTGTTGTTTCTTCGCTTCAGCCTGTTTTTGAATGTTTTGTTGTGCCATAATTTTGTCGAACATAAGTTGTTTATATGTTCCCTCTAGGTCGGTCGTGTTGTTCCGCAAAGCGGCTTGCACGACGGCTGGGACATCAAAATCGCTGTAACGCTGTTGAAGCCTTTGAATCTCTTTTTCAACCTCCATTTGAGATTGATATTCCTCAAAGTTTGCAACCCGCTTGTCCAGTTCACGCATTTTCTGTTCCTGCGGGTCAAGTGACTGTAAATCATCAACCTCGTCAGCAACAGCGGCAGCCTGCGAACGACTAATGTTGTAGTGCCTAGCAAGTAGGTCAATAGTCGCCTCAGGGTCACGCTCCAAAGCCGCCTGAATAGTGGCGGCATACTGCATTTGATTGCGTTGCTCCGCCAATTCTTGCGTCTTACGGGTGTAATCAGCCTGTCGTTGATAACCAGCAAGCGCCTCCGACAACGGAACCTGTAGTTCCTCACCGTCTAATTTGACTTTAACTACATGATTAAGGTAGTTGTCTGTCTCCAAATATGGTGTGTCAGAAACCTGCGTTTCCATTCCAACATTTTCGGTTGCCCCAACAGCGGGGTCCATGTTTTCCTGTGTTGCGATTTCGTCGCTCATGTATTTCTCCAAGAGTCCGTAAAATGGTTGCTCTCACCAATACAAAAGGCTGTTCCCTAGGCGGTTGGGGGCTGCTCCATCATCTCGGCGCCAAGTTCGGGTTGCGGAGGCAAAATCATCCCCTGAGGGCTTTCGGGCGCCCCCATGGGCGCAGCAGGGGGTTGCGGTGCCGACAAAAACTGTTCGGGCGCCTTGACACCGAAACCATACTGCAAAACATAGGCACCCAATTTGCGCATGTCAATTACGCCAACGCTGGCAAACGGCGCCATAGCGTCCACCATCTGCAACGCCATCTGGCGACGAAACGATTCGTTTTGCGGTTGGGTGGACCCAGCCTCAACCTCATAATCAAAATCGCCTTCCAAATATTCACGGTCGTAGGTGACCCAAACCTGTTCACCGTTTTTGGCGGTGATGCGGGCAACCTGTTCGCCCGTCATAAACTGTTGCGTCAAAGCCACCAACCGTCTGGCAACCTCGGCGATGCCTTGTTCAACCGTAGCCAATTTGTCAGCCGTTCTGGCGTTGGCGGCGTCTTGCAGCAACGACGACTCGGTGGCGGTGCGGCGAATCTCGGTGGGTGCGCCACGCATAAATTCAGACACGCCAGAAATGCGGTCAATGTCACCAATAATCGTGTTGGACTGATTATAGAACTCTGGCGGCGTAATCGTCGCTGGCAAAGCCATCATCACATTCGGCAACGCCTCGTCCGTGATTACGGGCACCATCACATTGTCCTCTTCGGATTCCAAGGCGGTGCGACCCAACTGGTCAAACGCCGATTCCTTGTACAAATATTTGCGTGCAAACCGTTTACGATGGTTCATCATCTGGGTGCGGGTTTCGTTCAATTCTTTTTGCAACGGTTCGACAGCCTCAAGTTCCCCAATCGGATAAAAGGTGTCGGGCACATCGTAGTTGCGCAACATGACGAACGGATGCCCAAACGAATACGGCATCTTTATCGGTTTCACCAAAAATTGTTCGCCGTTTTCGGCGAACACGCTCATCGTTCGGCTGGGAATGTCGTAATATTCCCATATCTCGGCATATCCAGTGTTTTTGTCGTAAATTTTGCGGCGGCTCGGGTCGTCCGAATAGCGGCTGACAGCCATGACCGTTACCGCCTCACGGGCGGCTTTGTTGTATCGTTTGTCCGACTTCACCTCGTTTATCGGACGGCGAATCCTTTGGGCAATCCAACGCAAATCAGCCATGCTGGTTGCGTCGGCATCAACAAAAACATCCATCGGTGAAACCCGTTCGGCAAACGGCGAATCCTCCAAAATGACGGAAACAGGGGCGGACTCGCCGCCCTCAATCGGGTCCGAAACATCGCCTTCTTCGCCAATTGCTTCTTCTTCAACGAAACGGTAGCCGACCTTAATCCAACCGTGACCGTACATCAAAAAATCTTTGACCGAACGACGAAACTCGGTTTTGATGTTTCTGTGACGCCACCAGTAATTCACGACCGCTTCGGTGATGATTGCATTTGGCGCATTTTCGGGTTTGGTGGCATTGACCACAATCTTGGGATAATTGATTGCGATACTGGGGGCAATCACATTGATGGTGGAAAACACCACATTCACCAGCAGGCGGTCCTCGTTGCTGTAATGCTCATAATGGCGACCCTTATACAAGTCCGTTAGACGCTTCCACACGGCGTCGTAGCCGTCGTTCTTGCGCCACCTTTTGGACGCATCAAGTTTTTGTTTGTATTGTTTGAGATATTCCGACGCTGGTTTTCGTGCCACTATTTGTCCCTGCCTTTGTGCCAACCAATATGTTCATCCAATTTACTGCCAACCTTGTCCACTTTGGACGCCACCTGTTTCAACAAAGTTCTGGCTTCCGCATGCTGCTGGGTGTTCTCTTTGCGCAACATGTTTATCAAAACCACGACTGGACCCGTAATCACAGCAACCACAATAGGAACAATGACGGCTTCCACAACTACACCCAGTTGGTAACAGGTTCGGCATTGATGCCGTGAATGGCGGCATCCTCAACCTGTTTCCGTTGCCGTTCACGAACCGTAGGACCATGAAAATCCTGTTTACCGTAGGTGAACCCTAGGCGGACGGTGCGAATATGGCAGCCGAAACAAATAGCGCCCCGTTTAGGTGTTTTGTCGGCAATAAAATTTTTTTGACACGATTCGCACTGAATATCCATACAAACATGCTGGTTCTGTTCCCAAAACCTAGCGCAGCGTATTGTTGCGCACATTATGCGCCCCAATAGGCACCTTGTTGGACGCCTTAACGCTGGTTAGGTGCTGTTCCCACCACATTAAACTGTTTTTGGGTACAACGGTATTGCTGCGATATTCGGGCAACCACACATATTTCAGCATCTGGTTGGCGATAGCCAAACTGATGGTGCGGTCATCGTAGGGGCTGCCAGACATTTTGCCGTTTGATTTACGGACATAGGTTTTTAACTCAGCCAAAGTTTTGGCGCAATACACCTCCAATGTGTTTGTGCGCAAAGCGCCAGCCAACTCGTCAATAGCCAGCGGTTTGCTGGAAACCGTGGTGCGCCACCCCAAGGTGTCGCTAGCCTGCGGATGAACCTTGGACAAGCGACGCTGACGATACAGGTTGCGATAACCCAAATTTTGCGCAGCCTTCAGGCTCGTCAAACCGTGGTTGTTTGATTCGATACCCAGCAGCGCCGTGTTGTACCACCAACCCATTTGAGCCAACATTTCGCCGAAAACATCTGGCTCAACATGTCCGTGCCAATGCGCAGCCACATAGCCGTAGGTGGCGTTGATTATGTGGGCGGAACTGAAGTCGCCGTGCGCCAAACCTTCCGCAACATCCGAACCGACCACATACACAGCCTCGGGGTCGGGAAATTCCCAAACAAAAAAATTGCCGTTTTCGGTGGGGCGAAACTCGACAACATTGTTTGAATATGCGTGCAGGAACCCGACCTCGGGTTCAACGGATTCAAAAGTGTTCAATAAATCTATGTCAAAGACGGGGTTGCCAGATTTGATAAACGCCTCTTCGGAAAAGCGTGGGTACTCCTGATGCAACTGCCAAGAAACCATGTTTTTTTCTTTGACCGCATACCACTCCTCGTCACGGTCGCCAGCGGACCAAGGGAAGAAAATGCCGACAAACTGGTTGGCGCCAGTTTGCGAACCAACCCAAAGATTGTGGAAAAAATTGCCAGAACCGTTGGCGGTGGACAAGCAGATGACACGCCCGCCGACATCCGCAATCGGCTCGATGGACGCCCACGCCTCCTCGGGGTTCGGCAAAAACGCCATCTCGTCCACGACCACCAGATACACCGATTCGCCACGGGCGGGGTCGTTGCCCGACGGCAACGACTCGATGGCTGACTCGTTGTCAAACAACATTTTCAACTGGTGTTCCGTAACCTGTTTCGGTCCTTTTTCTTTCATCCAATATGGCAAAAATTTGTAGCCATATTTGCTTTTGGACAACAACTTCATTGCCTCACGCTCCGTGCGTGACAGCATGACAACAAAACGGTCCGACCAAAAAAATGTCAGCCAAAACGCATACGCCGCAGCCAAGGTGGAAAACCCGATTTGCCTAGCCTTGAGGACGATGGAATATCGTGAATCAAGCCAGACACGAACAGAATCTATTTGCGCCGCACGCAACTTGAACAAAATACGGGCACGCTCGGGATGTTTGATAAACCAATAGTTTTCGCAAAAATAAACGAACGCAGCCAACTGCGCCTCCGTGTCGGCGTCCTCGGCGCCCCTGCACAATCGCCATTCTTTCTCATGCAACAATTCGGACAATTCCATTATTTACCCCACGGATGCCAGCCGTTTTTGTTGTGCTTTTCGGAATATTGAAAAATTGCCAAAGCCGCACGCAAATTCGTTTTCGGGTGGGACAACTGCATGCACGAGGTCAAAATGTTTTGGGATTGCAACCAGCCTTCAGAAAAATATTTGCTGGGCAAACACCAAAAATAGTTGATTTGCAACAACCCCCTAGAACCGCCATTCGGGTCGTTCGCATTGAAAACAGTGGGCAAACATCTGGACTCACGCCACATCACATAATCCAACTTGGACAACTGCGCCCTAGACCAACCGACATCCAGCGCATCATCAAGCCAATGACCACACCTGCCGACCAACTCCTTGGAAAAGGCGTTTACATAATTGGCGGGCACAACCAAACAAACGGCAACAATGGACAAAAACCATCTACGCATAAACACCATCCTAACTGGTTGTTATTTGGGTTGTTCTAAAAATTCTTTCACCGCTGCGGGCACGCCGTCCCCAGCAACATAACGGATATGCCAAGGCTCGGATTGAACCTCGTGGCTGAAACCAAATTTTTCGTTGTTTTCAATAATCCATTTTAATATTTTTCCGTGAGCGTTGGCAACATCAACAGCCAACCCCAACATGTGTCGGCTGCAAGTTTTCGGGTCGTCATTCGGCGCAGCCAACGGGGCAAAACCTTTTTTAAGATACCATTTTTCTTTGTTCCAAGTACGAGTTGAGGCACCCTCAATCGGTTCCCTGCTGTAGCGTTGCAGAAACGCCGTTCTTTGCTGGCTGATGCTGCGAAACTGGTCGCCCAAACTTGTCGGTTTCAAAACAACACCGTCTTTTTTGGCGGCGGCAACCATCGCATCCCACGCATCGGCGGCATGCAATTCCATTTTGCCGCCACCAGAACATTTACGCAAAATATCTGGCGTAATTTGACTGGGTTTTTTACCTTTGAGATGGCTGCAAAATTTGATGGGCGCAACCAACAGCGGCATTATTTTTTAGCACCCCTACCAAAAGCAGGGTCGCTGCTGTTCGCCCAGCGCAAAATTGGCGGAATCAAGGCGGCGACAGCCGCTTTGCCCAAGTCGTCCAACGCATAATTGCCAGTGGCTGCCACGGCGACCACCGCACCGAGTACGCTACGGGCGTATGATTCTAGTGCTGCTTTTTGTTGCTTGCTTACTTTCATTGTTTATCCTTTTCTGGTAAAAACATTGATTGCCCCCATATATGGCGTTCCTGTTTCACGGGCGTTCCTTGAACCTGTAAAAATACAGTTCTTCGTCGGATTCCGACACCCAACGAGAACCCGTATGTTCGCACGAAAACTCCTGACTAAAAATTTTCCAATCGGGTTTATCCAAAGGTTTTGTAATCCAACTGCCGCCGTCCATCCACAATATGCGATTGTTCGGTTGAATAAAATATTGCCCACCCACCCCCTGAAAAACATGACCGCATTTGTGACCAGCCGCATATTCGCCATAACCGCCCGCATAATGGGGACCTAGGCACCAGTCAATAGTAAACAAATATTTGGCTTGATGCTGCGTGTGGTCCTTTAACCAAATCATTGCCGCACGATTTTTGCAATAATCCAAAATCGTGACCGAAGCATAATAGGAAACCGAATCCCAAAGTTGCAGCCAATCCAAAGGGAAAGCCGTGTGTTCGTCCGTTTCCAATGACCACAAATAGTGGATTGGTACACGGGCGTGTTGGCTGCCATATTCGGTCATTACAGAAAACATGCCGCACCTTTGCGGAATAGATGTGTATGCAAATACCTCTACAGGAATTTTTTCGTTTGACGGTGACGGGTCGCCGTCATATAAAAAACCAATGTCTAAGCCTGCAAAAAAATATGGGATATTGACATTTAGATAATTGCTCAAAATGCCCCTTTTGTATCAGCCACCTTGTTAGATAGCGACCCACATCACGGTTCTACAATTTCTATCCATTGACGGTTCGGCTCAAACCACGCATAGCGTTTGCCGTCTGTAGGCATTGGTGTTGGCGGTTGCCAATCAAAGTTTTCGTCTAAAGTCCAAGAACCGTATGGTCGTGGGGCAACAAACACATCAGCGTCAGCGTCATAAGTAAAGCCGATACCTGCGTATTGTTTGCGAATATTGTGGTTATATGAAGTGCGTTTGCAGGTTAGCCCTGAGTGCCACGACTGCGACTCGTAGAACTGTTCCCACGCTTCGGTTGAACCGCCGACAAGTGTGCCGTTGTCGTCTTGCGTTATGTTCTCATCAACGCCCGTAATTACTTTCACGACAATGTTGTTGCTATCGAGAAATGCGTAGTGTGCCATTATGTCCAACTCACATTCCCAGAACCAGCAGTAATCGTCGCTCGTTTGTATCCGCCAGATGCCGATGATTCTGAACCCGTCAAACCTGCACCGAAGGTAATAGTAAAACTGTCCGAGTATCGCAAAATGACCACACCGCTACCACCACTCCCAGGCGTTGTTACTGGACCGTTTGAACCACCGCCACCACCACCTGTGTTTGCCGTTCCAGATGTGCCAGTCGTGCCACCAGCACCACCGCCACCGTTTCCGCCAGCACCGCCGTCAGCCGCACCGCCACCGCCCCCACGAAATACTGCGCTTCCCGTTATCGAACTTGAAAGCCCAACACCACCAGCGGCATTTGAAGAAGCACCAGCATTCGTTCCAGCCGCACCTGCACCACCACCACCACCAGCATTACCAGTCGGGTCGTTCATAGTGCCACCGTCAAATCCTTGAGCAAACGAGCCAACCCCTTTAAGTTTCGTTCCAGTAGCAGCCGCTCCGCCACCTGAACCACCGCTAGACGCATTCGCAACACTTCCACCGCCACGACCACCAGCAGTTGAACTTTTGTTGTGAAACGAACTGTCAGAACCGTTCGTATGAGCGGCACCACCAGCACCGACTTGAACAAAATATGTATTCGTTGCGCCAGCCGTAGCGGTTATGCTTGTTTCTGCGCTTGTGCCGCCACCCGAAGTTTCACCGCTGACCGAGTTGCGATAACCACCAGCACCACCACCAGCACCATAAAAGAAAACCGCATCACCCCTGCCACCACCGCCACCGCCAGCGATAACAAGAAAATCAACCGTCAAAGTTTGCGCCAACTCGTCGCCTGTCGGCAACCAAGCCGAAGTGTATGTCGAGACTCGTGTGCGTGTTCCGAAGCGTGACATCGCTGAAACCTAAACCGTGATTTCGTTTACATACCCTGCGATGCTAATAACATTCGCTGTAGCGGCGAACGCTCGAACCACGAGCGCAGTAGCGTTCCCCTGCAACACCAACCCAGGAACTACGAGAACCAAACCTGACTCGGCTGTCACCGTCAATTCAATCAAGTCATCGGGCGACGATGTGCCGCCCCACTCGATAGTCAATTTGCGGTTCGTTGAATCCGAGTTCACCGCATACAGCCACACTTCGTGAAAAGTCGTCGTCGTAGTAGAACCTGTGTGTATCGTCGTGCCTGCCGTAGCGGTCTGGGCGACCTTAATCATTCTGCCGTCAGTTGAACCGCTCAAATGATTCTTTGTGAATGTTGCCATTGTTATCTCCTAATAAGTGGTTAAATCGTTCCCTACAAGAATACTGCGTTAGCCAGAATATTGTCGGCATCGGAATAATCAACCGTCACCGTCACTCCCGCAACCTCGCCATCAACATACGCCACCGTAGCCAACGACCCCAAGGTCGTAATAGCGGTAGCCAATTCGGTTGCCGTAATTTTCTTGGTTTCCGTAGCCGACACATCAACGACAGGAAACACATCCGTGCTAGCCGTGTTGGCGCCAGTCAGCGCCGTCAAAGCGGTTATCTTCTTATCAGCCATTACCAGCCTCCATTAAAACAAACGAACCATCCTCCAATAACAAGTCTGTTCCATCTTCCTGCTCCAAGTTGTAAACCTGATAATCGGCATCCGACCAAAACGCATTAGCCCTGTCACCCCAAGTCAATAGATTTTGCGCTTCACCCGACTTGTTCAATTCGGTGTTGTAAAACTCGTACTGCAACGAACCCCGATACTGCAACCCGTTATCCGACCAATACTGATACAACATGTCCCCCAGCGTGGTCAAAGTCGGATACTCCGCCTGCAAAGCAACAAACATCGCATCGTTGGTGGTAGCCATATTTATAGTTCTTTCAGTTCCCTAGCGAAGTCGGCGGTTTCCTGCCGAATATGTTTCTCACCCAAAGCAGCCCTAGCAATCAAAGCATCCAACTCGGCATCCGAAATCTCATCCAACTTCTGCGAATGTTCAACCTTGATTTGCGTCGGAGCCAACCTGTTCGTAGCCTGAAGATACAACTGGGCAGCCTTGTTGTCGCCATCCAACGCTTTGGTGTACAACGCATCCAACAACTTTTGCGACCGCTCAGGGCTGCCCTGAAGTTCTTCGACCCGCCTAGCCCACTCAGCCTTGAAAGACGGTTTTTTTTGCCAGCGTCTAAGAGTCGTCGGGTCAATACCTTCCTGCTGAGCATACTTCTCCTGAGAGGCAGGTATCCGAGCAGACGCTGGCGTACATAACCAGTTCAAATATTTTTCTTGCCGCACATCAAGGATGTTTTCTTTGTCCATGCTACTAGTGTAAAATTTGTTCCCGCAGGGAACAGCGGGGGGGACTATAGGGGGGGTAAGGAATACTAGATGGTGTGGGGCGCCGAGCCACAGCGAGGTGCCCATAGCCAGACAGTTTGTGCTGTTTACAATAACATAAGGCGTGGACAAAATGTCGTACAACAAACCAGAACTACGAAAACGAATCGTAGCCGCCGTCAAGGCGGGCACCGCTGGCGGCAAAGCAGGTCAATGGTCGGCACGCAAAGCACAAATAGCCAACAAACGCTACCAAAAAGCAGGCGGTTCCTTCAGTGGACCCAAAACCGCCGCACAAAAATCGCTCAGTAAATGGTCCAAACAAAATGGCGCACCCAAATCAGGCAAACCATCCACCGTCGGACCTAAAGCCACAGGTGAACGATACCTGCCGACGGCAGCCATCAAATCCCTTAGCAGCAAAGAATACGCCGCAACCAGTGCAGCAAAACGCCGAGGCACAAAAGCAGGCAAACAGTTTGTAAAACAGCCCAAAACCATTGCAGCAAAAACGAAAAAGTACCGATAATGGCTAAACAAGGTCCATGCTGGGACGGCTATATAATGAAAGGCATGAAAAACAAAGGCAACAAGCGTGTCCCGAATTGTGTACCCAAAACAATGAAAAAAAAGAAAAGAACAAAATAATGCCCAAAACCGCAGCATGGACAAGAAAAGAAGGTAAAAACCCCAAAGGTGGACTAAACGCCAAAGGACGAGCCTCATACAAAGCCCAAACAGGAGGCACACTCAAACCACCTGTCTCCGCCAAACAAGCAGCCAAATCACCCAAAGCGGCAAAACGCCGCAAATCATTCTGCGCACGCATGGGCGGCATGGCAGGACCAATGAAAGACTCCAAAGGACGCCCAACACGCAAAGCCCTAGCGTTAAGAAAATGGGACTGCTAAAAGTTTAAAATTTTTATATATTATATTCGGGTCGGGGGACCCAAAACATTGACGGGGGGTATCCCGCCCCCCAAAAATTGTGCTCCAGCCCTAGGCTATAAGAATCATGCACGAGTGTGTGACCCGTGCCCCCCCATGCTCCCCCGCCCGAGGGATGTGACAGTGTGGATAAGTTGATATTTCGGTGATATATCAGACCGTAATCATTATGGGTTTCGATGGGTCGCATGATGTGGGTCATGATGCGTCATGATGCGCCGTGATGCATGCCATGATGTGGGTGATTCGGGCGTGTAGCAGACTGTGAAACGGACTTTCGGCAACAGGGGGGGTTTTGCCGACCATGTGTTTAGCGTGTGATTTCGGTGTGCGCATTATGCGTAGGGAAACAGGGGCAATAAAAGGCGTGCGGTCGGTGACTTGACATTTGGTTTTGGGGGTGGCATATTATGGGGGTCGGTTTCGGATGGCTGATGACCCAATGCGACAACATTGGCGAGGCTTACCGAACGAGAGAACACCCCGCCGTAATTGGTGGCTCATAAGTGTTCGCTGTGATTGATGATGGCGGGATGCCTCATCGGTCAAGTGCTCATTGTCTAGATGTTGAGCGGTTGCAATTTGGGTGCAGTGATTGTGCATCGTCATTAGGTGAATCGTGAGCGGTTCGGTTGCAACGACTGAGGCGAGTTTGCTCAGGTCATCGGCACAGGTGAACATACTGTTGCGGTTCGGGGACATGGGCAAATTTGCGGAGTGTGTCGGGGTGTGGTACCATTGTACCTTTACGAACGGCATACGATGAGGTGCGCCTAGTGGTTTCCACGGCAGTGCGATTCTGTCGGCATCTACGATGCAATTATGCAGATTAAGTGAGTATGAACTGGGAGGTTCATTTATGAAGTTCACGAAGAATCAGAGAGTAGTCTCTAAGGCGACGGGCAAGGAATACACCGTAGTTCGTGACACCGCAGAGGGTAACAAGTTCGTAGAGGTGTATGCACTCGCTTTTGTAGGTTCGTCCTACAAAATGGTGACGACGCTTGCCCCAGTGGATGCGGTAGTTGCGGTCAAGGATTGACCTCTTTGAGGAATGGCAGATTCAATAACGAGTATGAACTGGGAGGTTCATTTATGAAGTTAGCAGATATCGGGAATTTGACGACCTTTAGGTCGTCAGGTAAGGTTCGCAAGGTGGGCAAGTGGTCGTTTTACGACAGTTGCGACTACAGGCGTACTGTGTATCATCACGGTACGGAAATGGGCTACTTTGTGAACGAACACACGCACCACCACATTGATTCTTGGTACTTTGTACCAGTATCTACTGGTTGGGGCAGTGCATCTGACCAACAGGGCATGAACAAAATTATGCCTACGGCATGGCGTTATCGTCGTAATGGTGGTCGTGCTAGGTATGAATTCAACGGAGTTGAATACAAGTTTTAGGTTTGGCGATTTGCTAAACTTAATTGAATACGGTGGACGGGTAAGGTGCCCGTCATTAGATGTCCGTGAACGGACAGCCGAGATTATGAACTGGGAGGTTCATTAATGAGTGCAGTACCATCCAAGCCCGTTGTTAGTTACAACGGGGCAATCCGTACCGTCAATTTTGCTGACGGTACGGTGAAGAATCTTAGTGATTGCACTAAGAACGAGTTGATTGCAACCGCCAAGCATCTCAACATCAAGTTTGTGGGTCGTCCGCCGTTGCACTTTTCGCCCTTGGCGATTGAGTCGGCGATTGCGTACCGTCAGTCGGTGATTCGCTATAGCAAGCCGTCGCCGTCGTTGCCGTCGGTGCCACCAGTGCCACCAGTGATTCCGCAACCTGTGGTTGCTGGTTCGTTGGATTCGGCTGTTCAACTTGTGGTGCATAATGCGGTGCAAGTTGCGCTTGACCAGTTCAAGGCTGGCGTGGACGAGACACAAGTTGGGCAACTTGTCGCCGATGCGGTGAAACCACTGTTCAGTGGGTTCAAGCATGAAGTGTCCAAGCAGATTGATTCGTTGCGTCCTCAGGTCACGAACATCACGGTCGCCAACCGTCCTACGGTTCAAATCAAGGGTGTTTTGCATAATCGGTTCACCGACATTCTTCACACTGTCGGTGCTGGTGTTCATGCGTACCTCGTCGGTTCGGCTGGCACTGGTAAATCTACGATTGGCAAGCAGGTTGCCGATTCGTTGGGTGTGCCGTTTGCTAGCAAGTCGGTTTCGGGTCAGACGCCTGAATCTGCGCTGGTTGGGTACATGGCTGGTGGTGGCAACTATGTTGGCACCGAGTTTCGCCGTATCTTTGAGCATGGCGGTGTGTTCCTGTTGGACGAGGTGGACAACGGCAACCCCAATGTGCTCAATGTGCTAAACAGCGCCTTGGCGAATGATGCTATGGCGTTTGCGGACGGCATGGTTTCACGCCACCCGAATTTCGTGGCGATTGCTACAGCGAATACCTACGGTAACGGTGCCACCGCCGAGTATGTTGGTCGTAACCCGATTGATAAGGCGTTCCTCAATCGTTTTGCAACGATTGACATTGACATTGACGAGAGGGTTGAGGATGCGATGCTCAACTCTGTTGGGTTGCCAGTTGATGTTGCCCAGTCGTGGATTTCGGCGATTCGCAGGGCACGAGCCAATGTGTTCAGTGCAGGGTTGCGAGTGTTGGTTACGCCTCGTAACACGCTGAACGGTGCCAAGCAGATTGGCGCTGGGATGACCCCCGCCAAGGCGTTTGCGACACAGATTACCGCTGGTCTCAAGCCTGAGCAGTTGGACAAGGTGATGGCTGGTGTCACCCTGTAGGGTGGCACTGGCTGTCGTTGAATGTTGTTTCTACGAAACTGGGAGGTTTCATTATGGGTACATTAACTACCGTTAATGGTAAGTCCAATGTTGTGTTGGACAAGTTTGAGTCGTTCGGTGAGATGTTGGCTTACGCCAATGCGAACACTCGCAAGGAGCAGTCGGACAAGGGTGAGCAGTCGTTTTGTGAGACTGCGAACTATGCGGAGGCTCACAGGTTGGCTACCGAGGGTTGGCATGCGGTTCGTCCCGAGGTTGAGCGCATCATGTCGCAACTGTCGGAGCAGATTGACAGCCGTTTGGATGTGGTGTCGGAGTTGGAGTATGCGGTTTCGGGTGGTGCCGTTGATGTGGGTCGTTGGCTCACTGGTGAGCCTGAATGTATGTTCAACTTCGTCCCGATGCCGAACGAGCGCATGGGTCGAGTCGTCAAGATTTTCATTGATTATGGCGCCTCGGCGATGTTCAGTGCCGAGTTCATCCGTCAGCGTGGCATTGTGTTGTGCGCTTTGGTGGACACTTTGCAGAAGATGCGTGTCGCTTGTGAGGTGTGGGGTGAGACTGCGGTTACCTTCGGTAATCAGATTCACACCACGGTTGTCAAGTTGCATGATGCTACGACTCAAATGGACATTGACGAATTGATGTTCGCTTTGGCGAACCCGTCCATGTTGCGTCGCATCACATTTTCGGTTCGTGAGTTGGCTGGGTGTGGCAACAAGCATGCATATGGTCGCACGATTGAGACCGAGTATGCGGTGGATTATGGTGCGGACATTCGGATTGAGCGACTCAAGGAGAAGTACAGCACGATGATGCAGAATCCCGTGGAGTGGGTTGTGTCCACAATCAAGGGGATGGAGTTGGTGTAATTGGTTCGGCTCGTTGCGCCGATAATGCAACGGATGGTGGGCGGGCTATGCACTCCCCGCCCACCATGCACTGGAAAAAATTGACCCGAGAATCAAGGAGGTTCATTATGGGTTACGAAGTAATAATCAAATGGTTACCCGAGGACATACAGGGGCACCAGCCCGACTGGCACGAGTCCAAATGCGAGTTCGTGTTGGACGAAGTTTCGCAAGAACTGATAGAGCGTGTCGTTGAGTTCGGTAACGAAGTTCTGGAAGAACTGTTGTCCGAGTGGATTGACGAGAGTGAAGAGCACTATTGTGAAGAAGAGGAGGTGTGATGACGATTTGGCAGATGTTTTTCGGGTTGTGGATGTTCATGCTCGTGATGGTGCTTGTGCTGGCGTACATGCTTACGCATGAGTCAGGTTCACAGCGCCACAAGCATGGTCGTGACTATCCGTATGACCAAGATTTGGATTGGTGATTGACAGGCGCCGACTAGAATCGGCTATAGTTATGGCTATGGTCAAATGATTTGCCACCTGACGGTGGCATCGGTGTGGACGATTTGTCCATGCTAATTAGCAATATGCAACTTAGGAGGTTGTAATGTTAGGCATAAAAATGGGTGCTGTTCTCAGCACCAATGTGAGTACACCGCCCGAGGCGTGTGTCATCGGCGATATCGCCGATATTCAGGAAAAAATTGGCGGTTGTTTCGACTGCGTGACCATCACCTGCAGGGGTGACAATGGCGCCAGTTTTCAACTGGTGGGCTATGTTCACGACGAGGGACGGATTCTCAATCCGCCGTTGCCGTTGAACCTGATGGCGTCGTCCATATTCAACCGAGAATTGCACGGTGACTGCGTGATTCTTAGCGGGACGAATCCTGACAACCACGACGACGACGGCGACAGTTACGATTTGCCGTCCGTGTTCTACCAATATTTGGTAGAAGATTTTTTCCCGTCAATTCGTAAGGCGATTGTGTTCACACAAGTGTCTGCGACTGCCGTGAAGTTGGCGAAAGAGTTGGGCGAAATTTCGTCCGACGATTATGATTATGTGGTGGAAACCGTATCCGAGTTGAATCAAACCAATTTCGGTAAAGATGTGGGCAATTTGCCCGACCGTTTTCAACGCATCCTCGCCAAGAGCGTGGGGTTCGCCATGGTGTGCATGACCGAAATGGTTTTCGGTTCGCAAGATACAGAGGAGGAATGATGTCCGAATCCGATTTGATTTCGGATTTTGACGGTTGCGACGCACCTGTGGCACCAACGGCACCCAAGGTGCCTGTGGTGCCTATGGTGACGGTTGTTCGCAAGCCCAAGATTGTGAAGCGTGTGGGGCGTAAACCGTCCCTCATGCCCGCTGGCACTTACAGGTGCCCGAAGTGCAGTAATGAAATCATTGTGTTTATTCGCATGTCGGCTTTGCCGTTGTGCATAAATCATTCGGCGTCCAGTGGGGGTGCCGTACAAATGGAGGAGGTTAAGTGATGAGGAAACATAATTGGAATCCCGAAACTTTGCGTGTTGGGTTCAACGCCATGTTGCAATATGCGGAACGGCAGGAAGTTGAGCACGAGCACGACACCGTTTTGGGTTCGTACTGGTCGGGCATCAAGGATGCTTTGCTGGTTGCAGTCACAATATTGGAGGAGGAGAAATGAATCAGAAGTATCAACTTGTGCAACTCGCACGGTTAAGCCGTGTCGTGTATGGCGACAACGCCGTGGAATTTTTAATTGGTGCGTTGTCGTCGGTGACAAGCGAATCTCAAATAAATGTGTTGATTGACAAATTGAACGACGATGTGCGAGAATTGGTGCGAGGAGGAAAATGAAAACATATTTCTTGACCGCCACCCGTCGGTTTCGTAGCGAAACGGTGAAGTTGTACGCCACGGACGACAACGATGCGATTGTGTCGGGCGCCCTGAAGGTCATGTCGCTTGCGTACCCGAATGTTGATTTGTGGGGCAACGGCGAGATTGTTCTTGAAGATGACCACGGAACCGTGATTCAACGAATGGAGGAAAAATGAGAAAAAAATTGGTTGAGGTACCGTTCCCCGAATGTCCTCGTTGCGGGGGGTTTATCCCGAACGACAAGCATGCGGGCGAATACATGGGCGCCCTGTCTAGGTTGGACAACGAAACCGAGATTTGTTCTAAATGCGGTGAGATTGAGGCGTTGGAAAACATGGTGTACGGCAAGATTTATGATTGGAGGTGACATCTATAATGGAACAACCTGAGATGAGCCTTGATGATTTGTCCGATGTGAAGCCGTTGGGTGTGCGCATACAGGTTTCCGACGGCGTGCACGGCATGTGGATGGGGCGCCAGTTGTGCGAGGTGCGTGGATATTGTGCGCCTTGGACGGACGAAAAAATTTTGGACTATTTCCAAGATTTGTGCAAATTTTATGACGCTTGGTCGGAGTCTGCCTCCAATGCGGTTTTGCCCAACGCCGTGTCAGACCTACAGGCATTGGAACTTGAGGGCGACACATTCAACAGGTGGAAACTGATTCGTTCGTATGTGGATGGCGCCTACAACAAATATTTCGACGAGTCGTTGATTTCCATAATGAAAATGTTGGGCGTCAGCCCAACATCGTGGCTACAGGCGTGCACGACGGGCGGTTTCCCGAAATGCTTTGAGGTGTCCGACGATTTCATCGCCGAGTTGGAAAACTATTACATGTCCCACGAAAAAATCGTGTGGAAACACATGGGTGAACATTTCGGTTTGCACCCGAAAATGATGAAAAATTTGTGCCGTGTTTTCGAGAAACGGCACATGGTCAAGTACGGCTACAAGGCGCTTGACCGCAGGGTGGCTAAGAAGATTTTGAACGAACTGTCATTGACCACATCCATGACCCCGACCGCAATCTGCGACGAGGTGTTCAAGCGCACCGAGGTGCGGTTCCACCTCAGCGCCGTCACCAAGATTCGTAAACGAAAGCGGGCTACGGATGTGCTAGAATCGGGGACAACGAACAGCGAGGACGAACATGAAAATTGATGCGATAAACAAGCGAATATATGTGCGCCAATCTTGGTTGAACGATGTGTTGAATTGCCCCGAACGGGCACGGCTTGCGCTCAACAATCCGCACATGCGCATGCCTTCGGACGCCACGATTATCGGCACCGCTTTGCATCATGCGATTGAAACCTTTATTGTCACCGCCGACGAGGTGGGCATGGTCGGTTCGGAGGTTGAAGAAATGGTCAGATGCGGGACAGCCGAATATCAGCGTTTGGCGTCTGAACCTCACCGCAAAACTGGGATTGATGAAACCAAAATTTTGTCGTACATTGATGCGATGTGTGTTGCGTGGTACACGACAATCATGCCGTATGTGGAGTTGGGTGGCAAAACCGAGCATCGTTTTGTGTTGCCTATCGGCGTCAATGTGGGCGGTTTTGATGTTTTCATTGAGGGCACAATGGATTATATTTCTCCGTCTGGTGTCATCTGGGATTGGAAAACGGCTGGTCGCTCGTATTCGGGCGCCGAGAAACAGAAGAACGCCGTGCAGGCGTCCATGTATGCGATGGCGGCGAACATAATGAATTTGGTTCCCGACCCGAATGACATTGAGTTCAAATATGGTGTAATGATTCGGCAAGAAGCCCCGAAAGCGCAGGTGGTTGCGTTGCACCGCAATCAGGAGCATGTCCAGTGGATACGCAACCAAATTATTTCCGCCTGCCGTATGGGTGTCTCGTTGGGCACCGATACGGGCTGGTTGTTGAACGACCAAGGCAATTTGTGTTCGCCCAAATGGTGTGATTTTTGGTCTATGTGCAAGGGCGCAACCGTGTCCGAGCAGTCGTTGTTGTTGAGATAATGGCGGGAACGGGCATGCGTGAACCGATTGAACTGACCGTCGCCACCGCAGTGGCGTCGGGTCAGCCGTTGTCGTTGCCGATTGTGGAGGTGCAGTGGATTGACGCCGTTGGTTCGGGCGACCGCTGGGACACCCCCGAAAATGTTGATTCGATGTCGCCGTCGAAAAGTTTTGCGGTCGGATATTTGTGGCACGAATCCCGAACACATGTAACATTGATTATGTTGGTGAACGATGTCGGTACCGTGGGTCATTCGTTGGTTATACCGAAAGGCATGGTTGTCGGTGTGCGCACGCTGGTTCGTGCTGACACGGGCGCACTGGATGCGTGATATGATGGACGATGTAAAGGCTGACAGGGTGCCACATGGCAAGTGTGACAACCTCCCCTCTGTCAGCCGATTTGTAAGTAATACAAACAAGACAGGAGAAAAAAATGAATACCATAAGTAAGGACCAATCCATAATCACGCAGGTTGCGGCGAAAATCGCCGCCGACTTGACGCCACTGACGGACGATGTGAACATGAACATCTCCAACTGGCTCATAGCGTTTGACGCAACATCGGATGCGTTGCTGGAAAAACACGGCATGACCGCCTTGGACGACCAACAGATAACCGAGGTTGTGCAACAGGTGTTCCCCAATTCGGTGGCGGTGACACAATCATCGGCGCCACAATGGGCTGTCGAACAGGCGCAGTTGCCGAAATTTCAGGTTCGCATCAAAGGTCGCCAGCACGGCGACATTCCAGCATGGTTGCATGCGGAGTGCGCAAAGAAAGGCGTGACCGAGGTGTGGGACAACCGTGACGGTTTGTCCATCAACCCGAAGCGCCCTTGGTTCAAATCAACAACATCCAACGATGCGTTTTGGGCGCCAAAAACATCTAGGTCATAATGCAAGACCCCGATTTCAAGGGGCGATGGTCAGCGCTAGGGCGGGGAGAACAACTCCCCGCCTTTGACGCATCAAAACAACCCGCACATTTTTTCAAACCGTTTGCGCTGGCGGCTGACGAATATGTGCACTGGGCGCAAAACCCCGACGAACGCATCTACTTGGGGTTCGCCGACATAGACGAACAGATGCGGGGCATCGCCCCGTCCGAAATGTGTCTGATAAACGGGTACAGCCACAGCGGTAAAACTTTGTTTTTGTTGCAAATTTTGTTGGCGAACAAAACAAAACCCGTAATCTATTTCTGCCCCGACGAACCCCGCACGCTGACGCTGATTAAGTTGGCGTGCCTGACCCACGGCATAGACGCCAACCTGTTGGAACAGGAAATCAGCCGAGGCGTCCCCGAAGCCATTGAACTGCTCCGCAAAACCTCAACCGAAGAGTTCCCGAACCTAGCGGTCTTTGACCAAATGCTGTCTTTGGCGGACATGGAGCGGGCTTTGGGCGAGGTGCGTGACGCTTGGGGTCAGCCCGCCTTAATCGTTTTTGACTATTTGGAACTGCTGGTGGGCGGTGGCGAAGATGTCCCATCCAAAGCCAACACGCTCAAGGCTTTCGGCAAACGCCATAATGTGCCGCTGCTCGTGCTGCATCAATCCTCTAGGTCCGCAGGCGCCGACGGTCGCAAAATGACCATCTCCTCGGGCGCCTACGGCGGTGAACAACAATCGGCGCATGTAATCGGCGTCCGCCGAAAACGGTTCGAGATAGAGGCGCAAATCCGTGAGATAGAGGACAAACTGGACAAATCCAACTCAACCGAACGGCTGTTGGAACGGCTGGATTCTTTGAGATACGAGCAACGCATCCACATGAACACCGTCACAATCAACTTGGTGAAATGCAAACGCCCAGCGTCGTTGCTGTTGGATGACATGGATTATGAGATTGGACACGGAA